GAAAGAAGAAGATAGAGTTTTATCGGAAAAAGGTTGAAATGTCAGTACCAGAGGGAATGGAGTTTAATAAATCATATCCAATAAAAAAACTCAAATTATGAAAGGCGTTGATAAAGTGTTACCCTCATTCTCAGAATTCTTAAAGAACCCCGTAGGATTAGTTGCCCTATTTGCTCTATTAGCAGTAGGGTATCTTTATATGGATGCAAGAGATGTTTTGACAGACCAAATAAAAGAATTAAGAATAGAGGTGAATCAAGTTAAGGAAGATTATGCGGACCTACAAGATAAGTACCTGGAACTAATCGAAAAACTTAAGAACCAATGAAAAAAATAATAGGAGTTTTAATTTTCATGCTACTATGCTTAGGAGTAACTTGTTTTTCTACAAAAGATAAACAAGAAGAACATGTTCATTTAGAAAAGTATCCTTCTAAGGACAGTATTTTAAGTTTAGCTGATGAAGTAATTGAATATGTATTGTCCAAAGAGAGCTCAAAGCAAGATCATATTGATTCCTTAATATCCTCTATTAGCAACTCTAAAAATTTATCTCAAGATCAATTAAGGAGTATAGGAGTTCAATTGGCCCTGCAAAAAAGACAATGCGAAGACTGCAAAATTGAACTGGAAGCCTATAGAACAAAAAGGTTAGTTAGAAAAGACAGTGTAGTAATAAATATAATCAGAAAGCAGAAATATGTGACTGATACTATCAGGGATACTGTTGTAGTTACGCACACTAAAGTAATTGAAAAACCATCAAAAACTAAACACAAAAACAAAAATAAAAATAACAAAAAAAAGAAGAGAAATGGATAATATAAATTTAACAGGTAGTAATGTATTATTAGAATGGAAAGAGTCAGAAGAGGGGACTCTTCAACTTCCCGATGATCTAAGAGCTCAAATAAACGCTCAAAATAATGGAATAACTAAAGCATTAGCTGCAGGTCCTGATTGTAAAACTATTAAAGAGGGAGATTGGGTTTTACTTAATGGAGCAGGACGCTTATTAACATTAGATGGAGTTACATATGGTTTAGTAAAAGAACATCAAATAGATGCAACCTTTAAGAAAAAACCAAAGTTAGGAATTAATGAATTTGATGCAGCTCCTGGCTTAAAGACAGAAAAAACAAAAAAGAAAGTAGTTGACTTTAATCTTAAACATAACTTATAATGATAATAGAAGTAGACAATTATCAGGGCTTAGAAACTCTGGAAATAGATATCCTAGAAGCAACAAAAGGAAAAACAGAATATATCCTTAATAAGGAAATGCCCGTAAAAGTAGAACTACATCCAAATGATTTTAAGCAAGTAGAGCAGGACCTAAAGGCTTTTGCCTCTTACGAAGGAATCAGACATGAGAGTGAAATAATGTCTAATAAATGGCAATTAGGAGATATTTATGTACTATTCATTAAAAAGAAAATAGCAAAAAGAAAACATAGTCAGAATGGATCTATTTGAAGTTAAGGAAGGACAAGTAACATTTTCTCCCCAGGCTCTAGCTCTTAGACCTTTTGCAAAACTTTGGAAAAGAGATAAGAAAAAAGGAAAGCCCGTAGCAATGGCAGAAATGGCAGCTGTTTATTTTTATACTGATTATAAATCTGATTTTAGTGAGATATATAATCTTGAAGAGAAACTTAATTTAATAAAATCCGTTATAGTAGGGATGGATCCTGAATGGAAACCTGACGAGGTTTTTCAGGAAGCTGTAGATTTTTATAAAAGCAGGCAAGAAACAGTATCTACTATATTACTAGGAGATGCAAGAAATGCAGTAGATAAAATCAGTAGGTTTTTGAGAGGCATTAATCTTAATGAAGAGGTTAATGGAAGGCCTAAACACGATATTAAGAAAATAGCAGACACCCTGGGTAACCTTAGCAGGATTACTGAATCTCTACAAAAACTAGAGGAACAAGTGAAAAAAGAACTGCAGGAAAAAGAAAGTATGCGGGGAGGACATGCTAAAGCAATTTTTGAGGATGGTATAGCATAAATGGATTCTTTATACAACATAAAGCAGACCAGTTTCAAGGCTCATCAATGGGATGAGATGGATAGAGATGTTAAAATGGATCTTGTAGATTCCGTAGAATCTATAGAATTTATAAAACTTTTAGTAAATAAAAATAGACCCTATGCTGCAGAAATGCCTAAAAACGAAGAAGGCAGAATAATTCCTGACATTCTTAATCCCCATATCTTAGAAGATATGGATTACTTTAGACAAGCTGCTATTCATTATCAAGAACATGGTAAGTATACTAATCTTTATCCTAATTCTCATCCTCAGTCTGAGTATTATAAGTTCTGGCAACAGGAAGCATTGAGATGTAGAGAAGGACTAACTAGAAAAGATGGAGAATGGATCCCCGGAGACTATTATTTCTATCTTAATTATTCTCCTATTTTCCTTACACTTACTAAAAAGGGAAGTAAAAAAGCAGATAGGATCATTGACTTTCCAAAAACATATGATGGGGACTACTTTTATTACCACTATGTTGAAGAGGCAAGGGAAGAAGGAAAGCACGGAGGAGTGTTGAAATCTAGGGGTAAAGGATTTTCATTTAAGGGAGGATCAGGACTAGCTAAACATTTTATAGTTGGTTCTAATACAAAGTCCAACATAGGAGTTAAATCATTTGCCATAGCAAATGAAAGAGAGTATTTAACAAAAGATGGGGTTTTAAATAAATACATAGATATTGCAGACCACTGTTCTAAACACACACCATGGCCTAAAGTCAGGCAGTTAAAGGATTCTTGGAATGAAATGCACTGGAAAATGGGATATAAAGATCCTAAAAGTGATAGAGAGAAGGGAATTAAGAATGAGGTAATGGGAGTAACTCTTAAAAATGATCCTCAAAAAGCCAGGGGTAAAAGAGGAGCTTACTTAATTTGGGAGGAAATGGGGAAATTTCCAGGATTCCTAACTGCATGGCAAATTGCAAGACCTTCAGTGGAGGACGGTGATTTTGCTTTTGGGACCATGATTGCATATGGTACTGGGGGTACTGAAGGAGCGGACTTCACAGGGGCAGAAGAATTATTTTATTCTCCACGAGGATATAATGTAAAAGAATTACCTAATATATTCGATAAAAATACAAATGGAAAAACAGGATCAGCATTCTTCTTCCCAGAATATCTCAACAGAACAGGATGTTATGACAGAGATGGAAATTCAGACGTTATTAGAGCTCTGGTCCAAATCCTTGAAAACAGAACAAAGATTAAAAAGGGGGCTTCTGACCCAAACACTCTTGTACAGGAAAAAGCAGAGAGACCTATTACTCCACAAGAGGCCATCATGCGAAGAGAGGGAAGCATTTTCCCTGTGGGAGATCTTAAAGACTACTTGGCAGAAATTATGCCGAGGGTAAATAAATTCACAGCTCCTCACTGGACAGGAAGACTTTCTATTACTGGAGATGGAGAAGTAGAATGGAAAATGGATGATAGTAAAAGACCTATAAGAGACTATCCTGCAAAAGATATAGGTAATAAAGAAGGAGCTCTTGAAATATTTGAAATGCCTTATAAAGATTCTACAGGAAAAGTTCCTCCTGGTTTATACATAGCAGGTATTGACCCTATAGATGATGATACCAGTACAACAAATTCCTTATATTCAATGTTTGTAATGAATACACTTACAGACAGAATAGTGGCAGAATATACAGGAAGAACTTTTGATGCCACTGAATGTTATGAATTAACCCGCAGGATCCTTATATTTTATAGGGCTCAGGCATTATATGAAAATGATAAAAAAGGATTATATGCATATTTTAGAAACAAGAACTGCCTATATTTACTATCAGATACTCCTGAAATCGTAAGAGATATGGACATGGGGACCATCTCCAAAATAGGAAACAAAGCTAAAGGAGTAAACTCTTCTACAAAAATAAATGCATGGGGCAGAAGACTTCAGGCTCAGTGGATGATGCAAAATTCATATGCCCAAGAGGAAGATGAGGAAGGCCCTGAACTTTTAAATCTCCATAAAATAAGATCTATTGGATACATAAAAGAGGCTATTGCATGGAATGAAGATATAAATACAGATAGGGTCTCTGCTATGGGGATGCTTATGATACTTAGAGCAGATAGAGAAAGACTAGAAGTAAGTATAGAAACAACTGAAGAAACTTTAGCAACAGATAATTTTTGGGATAGAAGTTTTGGAAAAGAGAAAAGTTTTTATATGGAGAATAGCTATATAGAAAAAAATTATAATTAAAAACATTGAAATATTAATAGAAATTACTTTATTATTGTAAGTTTCACTAAACCATAGAAAATGCCAGATAAAACTACACTCCAGTTTCCCTCGCAAAAACTATCTCAATCAAAGAAAACCAAAAAATGGGCAGAGGAATGTATTAAAGCAGGAGAGTCTCTTGCAATCTTTAGATACGGAGGAATAAGAGAATCTTATAGGAATAAACTCATAAACTATAATCTTGCAAATGATATATTAGACACGGGAGATATGGAAATAGTATGTAATCCTATGGGAATTAAAGATGCTACATTTCCCGCCAAGATGCAAAACTATCCCATTGCCAACCCAAAGATAGACCTATTAGTAGGAGAAGAAAGAAAAAGAAAGTTTGATTGGAAAGTAAGAGTCATCAATGCTGACGCTATTTCTGAAAAAGAAACTGCACAGAAAAAACAACTATTTGAATTAATAGGCCAGCAAATTCAAGCAGAAGCTTTTGATGAAAATCAAGCTAAAGAAGAACTTGCAAAACTTGAAAGTTACCATCAATATGAGTTTCAAGATCTTAGAGAAAGGACAGCCACTCAAATTTTAGAATATTTATATAAGGTCAATTATCTAAAAGAAGAATTTTCTAAAGGATTTGAAGATGCCTTAATAGTAGGAGAAGAAATATACTGTGCAGATATTATAGGAGGAGAACCTGTTCTTAGAAAATGCAACCCATTAAATATACACACTGTAAGATCTGGACAAAGTCCCTTCATTGAAGATGCAGATATTATTGTAGAAGACGGTTATTATTCTCCTGGTCAGGTAATAGATATGTATTATGATGAGCTCACCCAAGAACAAGTAAAAAAGATAGACCAGGGGACCAGCTCTAGAGAAAGTGAAAATAGTTTCATTAAAATAGGAGAGACAGAACCTTCTATCTTATTAGACGGAGTCATAGATACTGAACATATGACTGCAATGAGAACCTTTGGAGAATATTGGGACTATGAAGGAAATATTAGAGTTATCAGGGTAGTATGGAAATCTTTTATGAAAGTAGGGAAGTTATCTTATTATGATGAGGATGGAATGCCTCAGGAAACTTTAGTTTCTGAGGACCATCCTGTAGATAAAAAAGCAGGTGAAACTGTAAAATGGATGTGGATAAGTGAATGGTGGGAAGGAACTAGAATTGGAGAAGGAATCTTTATAAAAATGCAACCTCGTCCTATACAGTTTAGAACTATGGCCAATCCCTCTAAATGCGAACCTGGTTATGTAGGATTAGCATATAACATTAATTCATCAAAGGCCAAGTCTTTAATGGATAGAATGAAACCCTATCAATATCTATATAATGTATTCATGTATAGAACAGAACTAGCCTTTGCTAAGGCCAAGGGTAAGATAGCTAGTCTAGATTTAGCACAAGTACCTGACCATTGGGATGTAGATAAGTGGATGTATTACGCAGAAGTTATGGGATGGGCAGTCAAAGATTCTTTTAAAGAAGCTAAGAAAGGAGCAGCTCAAGGAAAACTAGCTGGTCAAATGCAAGCACAAACTCCCGTGATAGATCTAGAAATGGGGAATTATATTCAGCAACATATTATGATGCTACAATTCCTGGAGAATCAATTAGGAGAAATAGCAGGAGTGACCAAACAAAGACAGGGACAGATAGAAAATAGAGAACTAGTAGGGAATGTAGAAAGAGCTGTAACTCAAAGTTCTCATATTACTGAAAAATGGTTTTCTCTTCATAATAATGTAAAAGTAAAAGCTCTTAATACCTTATTAGATACTGCAAAATTAGCTTGGGGACAAGAGACAGATAAAAGATACCAGTATGTACTAGATGACATGTCTACCATGACTTTAAAATTTAGTGGCACTGACTTTAAAGAGTCTGATTATGGAATAATGGGAATGGATACTTCTGATAATGCAGAACTTCTTAATGCAATGAAACAGCTTGCACACGCAGGATTACAGAATGATAAAATAAATTTCTCACAAATGATGGATATTTATTTAACTCCTTCCATGGCTTCTATAAGAAGAAAAATTGAAAAAGCTGAGCAACAAAAAGGACAAGAAATGAAAGAACAGCAACAACAGGCTGAAAAAATGCAGAAAGAACAAATACAAGCCCAGCAGCAACAACAAGCTGCAGAGCAAGAATTTGAAATGGCTAAAATAGATAAAGAGTACATGTACAAGATAGAAATAGAGAAAATGAAAGCTAATGCTAAGTTTGCAGAAAAAGGAGTGGACTTAGATAGAGATGGAATTCCTGATGCTTTAGAAGTAGAAAAAGTAGAATCTCAAGAAAGAATTAAAGAGAAAGAGATAGCATCTAAAGAATCTATAGAAGATAAAAAGTTAGCTGCAGCAGAGAAAAAGATAGCAGCAGATAAAGAGATAGAAAAACAAAAATTAAAAGACAAAGATAAGGATAGAAAAAACCAAATAACTTTAGAAAGGATAAAAAGTAAGAATAAACCAAAACCCGTAAAAAGTAAATAATAGCTATACAAAACTAATTTTTAATATTAGAAAGCATAACAAAAATTTGGGAAAAAGAGTATAATAAATTAATATTGTAACGTTTAAATTAATGGCAAATGGCAGACGATAAATTATTCGATGTAGATTTTAGTAGTCTTACTGATACAGAACCCATATCAATGGAAGAAGTTAATTCAGGGACTGCAGAAGAAAAAACTTCTGAGAGTGAAGAGACATCAGAAGTAACAGAAACAACACCAGAAGCAGAAACAACAAAAACAAAAGAACCTGAACCTGAACCAGAAAAGGATCTTTTAGATATAGAAGCAATCAGTGGAGAAACTCCTACAGAAGAAGTAGAAGAAGTAAAAGAGGCAACTGATACAAAAGAAAAAACTCCTACATCTAAAGGTATTGAAAAAACAGCCCCTGGTAGTGAGGGAGACTCTTCTCCTATTTCTCCATTTGCCTCTCTCCTTCATGAAAAGGGCTTCTTACCAAATTTGGATTGGGATAAATTCAATGATTCTGACAATAAGATAGAAGCTTTAGCAGAAGCAATGAGAAATGAAATAGAAGCTGCTAATTATGGCTTTATTAATTCTTTTCCTCCTGAACTAATTGAAACTGCAAAAGCAGTTGCAAATGGAGTGCCCTTTAAAGATTTAAAAAATCCTACCTTAAAGCAGATAGATTTTAATAACATCCACGAAGAAGCATTGGCAGAAGATGTTAGCCTTCAAAAAAGGTTAATTAATGAACATTTGATTTCTAAAGGTTTTAAGGATAAAAAGATACAAAAACTAGTAGAAACTTATGAAGACACTGGTAGTCTTGAAGAAGAAGCTAAAGATGCATTAGAAGAGTTAAAAGATCTAACTTCAAAGCATCAACAATATGTTAAAGAACAGCACCAAAACCAACAAAAAGAACTAGAGGAAAGAAATAAAGCCACTATTCATCACATTCAATCTAGCATAGATGATGTCGATGAAATAATCCCCGGAGTTAAATTAAATAAGACAACAAGGGATAGATTATTTCATAATATGACTCAGATCATTAGAAAAGATGACCAAGGCACCCCTCAAAATTTTGTAATGGCCCTGCGATCAGAAAATCCCATAGGATTTGATCTAGCAGTAACTTACTTGGCTGATGTTACAAAAGGATTTACAGACTGGAGTAAGATTAAAAAGGCAGGTAAAACAAATGCTGTTAAAGATTTTGAAAAAGCACTTGGGACTACCTCTCATACTGCAGGAAGGCCAAAGGGAGATCCATTAAGTGAGACCGGAGCAGAGGAGTCACTCATGGATAGTCTTCAAAACATGTTCCCTAACACTAAATAAATCAATTATTAATAACTACTAAAACTAAACAAAATGCCTAAAATTTCACCATTTCAGATGACAGAAGCACAGGCTTGGGCAGGACTAACAACCAAGAACCACCTAGGTGCTATCTATCAATCAAAACCCCAATTGGCATCTAAACTTATGACAAGGATTGCTCAGACAAACTTTGGATTAGATTTAGATAGCTATTTAGACCAATTTTCTCCTCTGTATTTAGATACAGATGACGATTTTGAATGGGATTTGATTGGTAGTGCAAAAAAGAATGTTCCTCTTGTAGAAGCAAGAATTGCAGGAACCGCAATTACAGCAGCTGACACTGCTGGACTTGGCTTTACAGAATTTGAATTAGTTTTTCCAGAACAATGGTTCTCAGATGAGAATGTAATTGTTGGTGAGAAAAATGAAGTTTATTCTGTACAGATTATTGCAGATCCAACTCCAGAAGGAGCTAATTGGGTTTATCGAGTAAAATTAATTACTGGAGATCCTGATTTGTTTTTTCCTTTTGAAGAATTAGCTTCAGGAAAACGATTTTCTAAAGACTGGTCTTTGGTAGAGCAGACTCTATCTAAAAAGGGTGGTCTTGTGAACTTTGTATCTCCATTTAAAATGCGAAATGCTTTTTCAATGATCAGGATGCAACACACTGTTCCTGGTAACATGATTGACAGACCTTTTGCAACAGCTTGGAGAGATGATCAAGGAAATGTTCATAAAACTTGGACTCAGTATGAAGATTATCAGTTTGATATGCAGTTTCGTCAAGAAAAAAACAGACTGTTGATGTATGCTCATTCTAACAAGACTACTGATGGTAAGTATAAAAACTTTGGAAAGTCTGGCCACATTAAGAAGCAAGGTGCTGGTATTCGTCAGCAAATGGAAGCTTCTAACACTTCTTACTATAACAACTTCTCAATTGACTACTTGATTGATATCCTTTTAGATTTGTCTGAAGGAAAACTTCCAAGTGATAGGAGAGAATTTGTTCTTAGAACAGGTGAGCGTGGTGCAGTACAGTTCCATAAAGCAATTGAGAACAATGTACAATTGTTTACTCCACTATATAATGAAAGCCGCATGTATAAAGCAGGTGGTGGACTATCAGGTGTGAAAATGCCTTATGGTTATGGTGGACAATTCATCGAGTACATGGGTCCTCAAGGAATTAAAGTTAATTTGAGTATTGATTCTCTATATGATGATAGAGAAAGAAATAAAGTTTATCACCCAGATGGTGGTGTAGCTGAATCTTACAGATATGACATCCTAGATGTTGGTACTTCTGATGGAGAACCTAATATCCGAAAAGTTTATGTTACAGGAAGTGAAAACGGAATGGGCTATGAGCCTGGACTCCGTCATCCATTCTCAAGAGGTGGTGAGCGTAATATCATGGCACATTCTACTGATGGCTATACTGTTCATAAGTGGGCTATTTGTGGAGCTATGGTTAAAGATCCTTCAAGGACAGCTCAAATTATTCCATCAATTTTGGCGTAATTAATTAACAATTAAATAATAGGAAATGGAAACAGCGACTATAAGTAAAACTACTTTTACTCTTCCTAATAAGAAAGTATTAGTAGTCCCTGTACGGAGAAAAGGGAGGTGGTTACCAGATAATCACGAGGCATCCTTTTTATTTAAACACTCCTACTTTCAGATAGTAATACCTAAAGATGGTAGGACAGGAGAACTGAAAGATCCCCTAACTAACGAGGAAAGAAATTTCTTTGAAAGTCCAAAGGCTGGAATGGCCTTAAATGTAGGAGATCTTTCTACTATGAAGAAAGACAACAATTTTTGGACAAACTTTCGAGTAAAGCTTGATAAAAATGTTCTTCAATTGGATCTTTCTAAACCAATGGATTACCTAAGATATAAAGTATTGTTGATAAATGGAGAAATTGTAGCTCCTACCTCAGCAGATAAATATGACAAGGGTACCTATAGGTTTGCGATAGTAGATGAAGATTATCAACATGAAGAAAGAGTTAAAGCAGCTAGTGAAAAGAAAACTGCCTATAAATTCTTTGGGAAGATTGATAATTCTCCTACAAAAATGAAGAATTTCTTAAATGTGTATTATACACAGAAGCCCGGTGGGAAACAAGTTCCACCAAATGCTAAGAAAGAATTCTTAATTGCAGAGATTGAAAAACTAATAGACGGAGACTTAAAAGGATTTTTAAATTTAGCTGAAGATAAGGATTATGATAAAAAAGTTCTTATTTTTACAGCACAAAGGTCCGGAGCTTTAATTAGAGAAGGCTTAACTTTTAAAACTCCAGAAGGAACCGTGATTGGTGACAGCATGCAAGAAGTAATAACGTTCTTTGACAATCCTACTAACAGTGAGGAAGTACTCAAAGTAAAAGCTAGAATAGACAACGCTAAATAATTAGTATCATGACAGCGGTAGAAATGAGAGATTTATTTTTGATCTTATATGATAAGATCACTAATCTTGCTGCCCCTGGATATACTGACACTGAGATTTCTGATTTCTTAAATAAAGCCCAGCTACAATTTGTCAAGCATAGGTATAATGAAAAAGGCAATAAGTACCAGGAAGGATTTGAAGAGACAGAAAAAAGAAGGAAGGATCTAGCACAATTGACTAGGAGTTTAACCGCTACTAGTTCTTCTGATCAAACAGGAGTATCTCCTAATGGGGTATTTTATGATTTGCCTGAAGAATATATGTATACTTTGAGAGAGGAAGCAACAATATCAAGTGACGATGAGTGCCTAGATGGAAAAAGGATTTACATAAAACCAATTACTCATGATGAGTATGCGATTAATTTATTAAATCCCTTTAAGAAGCCTGATCATACAATAGCATGGAGATTAGACTATAGTAATGAAAGTCCTTCTTCTACAACTCTAGCTACTAAAAGACATGAATTAGTAACAGATGGTACTTATAGTGTAGGAACATATCATATAAGATATTTAAAAATGCCTACAGATATAGATATCGCTAATAATATAGATTCAGAGATGGACCCTTCAATTCATGAAGAAATAGTAGATGCAGCAGTTAGAATAGCAGCAGGAATTACAGATCCAGGAACTTATCAAATAAAAGTAATAGAAGAACAACAAGGAGAATAAAATGACAAAAGAAGAGATAACCAAAAGGCAAAAAGACTTGGAAAAAAGATTAGAGACTATTATGCAGAGGAGAACTGCTCTAGTTCAGGAAGTATCCCAAATGGATGCTGAATACCAAGCAACAACAGGAGCTTTACAAGATTGTGAATGGTGGCTTAAGAATATTGAGAAACCAAAAGATAATAAAAAAGAGCCAGAAAAAAAGCTGGCAAAAACTGGTTAACAACTAAAAATTAAATAAAATGGCACTTAAAAAAGTAACATCAGCAAATTATTTACCTGGAGAAGGTGATGACAGGTTTCCTGTATATTCCAAGCAACTTAATGAAGCATTAAAGGCATTAAATGGAGAAGCACCTCCAGAACCAGTGTCAATGAAGAAACCAACTATGGCAATATCTACTGCTACTACTTTAACAGTACATGACAGTGGAAAAACTATTTTTGTAGATGGAGGAGCTGCTCTAGTTGTAACATTACCTCCTGCAGCAAGCGGTTTAACTTTTACTTTTGTTGTAATAGACGCTACCGCAGATATAACTGTTGTACAAAATACAGCTACAGAAGATTTTGTAGGAACTGTAATTGATGGAGCAGGAGGTTCTGATTCCGCAGTAGGAGGAGATAATGAAATTCTCTTTGATGGTGGAGTTGCTGTTGCGGGAGATTGGGCATCAATAACCTGTTATCAAGATGATGATTGGTATGTCCAGGGAGGATGTGCTGCAGCAAATGGAATTACTTTCAGAGCTACTCCTTAAAAATAAAAATAATTAATCGGGCTAGAGATCTGGGAAAAGACAGAAAAACGAGGATCTCAACTTAGTTCACAACTAAACCAAACTAATTGTCAAAATTAAAACCATAAAATCATGGCACAACAAGTAAGAAATGTAACCAATATTATAATAAATGCAGAAGATGCAGCTCTAAGTACAGTTGCAGGAGATGGCGCAGGACCTGCTGGCTTAAATGTCGGAGAGGTAGGTGTATTCTCAGCAGATGGCCGAAGAGTAGTAAATGGAGGATTCGGAGCTGGAGAAATTAATGCAGCAGATGTAACTAGTTTTTTTCTAGCTAGAGGATCCGCTAATGCAGCAGGTGATGGATATCACAAAACTGACCTAGTTAATGTAGCAGACATAGTAGCAGCTGATTGTTCTGTTATAGGAGGTGCAGGAACTAATGCAGCAGCAACAGAACAAAATGATACTATTGGCTATGATGGAGCTTCTGGCTCTATTGAAGCTATTAATAACAATTTGTATCTTGTTTCTCTCTATGTTCAAGAGTATTTGACTTCAAGTACTGATGGAAGAGCTATCAAACATTTTCAATACAAATCAGATGCTTCTGCCACACAAGCAGAAATTGCAATTGGTTTAGTAGGAAGTGCTATTCATAACTTCCAAAAAGAAGCTGAGCAGTACATTGCTTTTAAAGCTATGTGTGATGTAGCATTAGCTAGTGACTTTGTATTTGATGCAACATTTGAAATGACAGCTACTAATGGTAGTAACACACTACTTTCAGCAGCCGCTAGTCCTACATATAATACTGGTACTGCTATAGCAGTAGGAGATTATATTAGATTAGGAACTGCAGCAGGTATTGTAGGTGCAGTAGCCTTAGCTTCTGACATGTACAGAGTAACTGCATTACCATCTACAACTACTATCCAGTTAGATAGAAAAGTTCAAGTTGCTACTGGTCAATATACTATTGCCAGTGGAGGATGTACAGTTGTTACTGCTGCATTAGGAAATGCTGCTAATTGGGGATTAGATCTTCTAGGACAGCCTCTTTCTTTTGTGCTTGGAAAAGAATTCTACAAGAAAGCTCGTTGGGAAATGAGTTTGAAGGATTTTGGAACTTCTAGTTCTGCACGAGCAGCTAGTGCCACTAGGGGAGATGTAGATGGTCATCAGATTGCAGAAACAGAATGGTTCATGGCCGGATTTGAAGGTGAAAATTATAGAATGGGAGAACCCACTATCTATCCACTTAATGCTACAGCAGATGCAACATTGCATTATGGGACATACTCAATATCTTTTAGAGATAATTCTTTGACTAGTTTTTCAAATAATGTATCTCCTAAATTAATATTGGTAGCTATCCCTACTAATGCTGGAGTTCCAAGTGCTAATACACCTGCTAATGCGGTCTCATTAACTGCAGACAGTGTAACGCAAGTATTAGATGAGTTATTGGGATCAGGTACATCCCTTTTTATCTAGTATTAGGTAATTAATCACAGGGAGCAAGTTCTCCCTGTGATTATTTTTCGTTCATTCTTTTAACTCCTTCTAGAGATGGCTCTATTTTTAAACTTCAACATTAAAGAGAGCGACAATGCTAGGGAGCTCTCGTTTACAGAAACAACTGGCACATATAATGCGTCCACTAATCCAGGGGGATGGGGTGCTCCTAATCCTGTAACTACAGATGTTACAGCAACAGCTACTTTGAGTATATTACCTCCAAGTATTACTACACCTATTGTTATAGATCTATTCCCATCTAGTTTTCCAACTACAGATACTGCACAGACATTAGTGATCAGGTCTCAAGATTTAGGATTAGGGACAGATATTATATTACCAGATGGTTTATGGGAAATGACTTATACTGTAATAGATACTGTTGCAAATCCTGATGTTACATATACAAATGATCAAACAATATTTGTTTCAGGTCAAGCCAGGTGCTGTGTATATGGATTATTAGCATCTGCAGATATTTCTTGCTGTGATTGTGATGGAAGTGACTTAGCACGGGCTTTAGAAGCCTTCACTTACTATAGAGCAGCATTAGCATGTGCTGCATGTGGCAATACAGATAAATTTGCAGAAGCCCTAGCTATAGTAGATAATTATTGTGATAATAAATGTAAATGCATATAAACTATGGCTACTTCAGAAAATAACTGTACAGATAACTACTCATTACCTCAAGGTCCTCCAGGACCTATGGGACCACAAGGAAATCAAGGACTTCAGGGACTACAAGGACCACAGGGAGATCCAGGAGCAACAGGAGCATCAGGGAAAAGTAAAATAGATATTAACATCCAAAATGGCAATTTTCCTTATACTAACATATTAACAACTTCAGAAACAGCAGTAGCATATTTCATATTTCCAGGTACTGCTACTTTTGATGCAGATACTTTTAGTATAATTACAAGTGTTTTAGCATATAATCAAGCTGTAATATATGAAATCTATTTACTAGAATTCAGTTCTGGGACATGGAATTCTGCAGGAGCTATTACAGTACATCAAAATTCCCAGACTAGTACTGTTCATAAATTTAAACTGAGTACAACTTCTTCTTTAGTTCTTCCTGTAACTCAATCAATGATGAAGATAGCAATAGATAGTACAACTCAACCTATAGCAGGAAAAGCAGAGATAAGAGTATATGGAGCAGAATTAAGATAACATGAGTACACAAACAGATAACAATAATGCCATAAGTTTTAGTTCTATTCAAGGACCAACAGGCCCTATAGGATACACCGGCCCTGTAGGAGATCCTGGGATTCAGGGACCTGTTGGAATTGACGGCATACCAGGGCCTTCTGACCATATAAGTACAGATATAGCATTTTCAGGATCAGATAGTAATGGAGGAATAAGAACAATTGATGAGGGGGGAATAAGATTAGTAGGTTCTTGTATATTTGGCAAACAAGCAGACTTAAGAGTATCCGCAAGTACAAATGTAAAAGTATTAGTAAGAGTTCAAACTCCATCAAGACAACCTGCTGAAATTGGACTAGTATTAAATGGAAATATAGCAGATGCAGCAGGAGAAACAAGATTGGCTACAAAAATAATCACAGTCCCTGGTACTGGATATGAAAAGGATAGTCAAATAGTAACATTGACCCTTACTTCTAATACTCTTATAAATACAGAAGATATTATATCATTATGGGCATATGTAAAACCTAGTCAAGAATACATGTCTCAAGCATTATCCTACCTAACCAATTTAGATCCTCCTCCTAGTATAGGAGCTCTACAAAATTGGAAATATGAGACTTATATACAGCCTTACTTAATTAGTCCTGCTAGATTATGGCTAGCATTAAATACTATTTACAATACAGAAAATAGTACAGTTGCTTCTAGCCAAACTACTCAGTGGTTGGCAGATATAGCGGCAGAAGATGCCGATAATATTTCTCCGGGTCTTGGTACTATTACCTATGATCCTAAAGGAAAAGCAACATTACTAGTAAATTATTTACAAATAGAAGAATAATGGCAGTTTCAGATTTTTATACTAGCAATGATCTTCTTGTAAGAAGAGTATATATGGCAGATTGGATATGTAGCCAATTAAGTAAATTTGTAAATCATTTTAATTATGGAGTAATTGTTCAAAAAGATTGTTTGATAAAACACCAATATATGGTAGCTTTACTAGAAGCAGTCGAATGTTATACTCCTATTACATTAGCAGCAGAAGATGGAGTAAATAATTGCTTAAAAGAAGCACAATTAGATACTATATTTAACAAAGTAGAAGAGATAACTGGACTATGTTTCTTAGCAAAAGGAACTACTTATAGTACTAATTATGATAGTACTGTTTCTTTATCAATTATTACTTTAAATACAGGAGGAAATTTGACTACAAATAGCAGTACAGACTTTAACTATAATTTAGATATTTTTGGCCAAAATCCATATGATCGTACTAAAAAATAATTTAACACTTTAAAATCAAGAAAGATGCCAACTATAAATTCCCTAACATCTGCTCCTTTACCTCTTGATTCTACTATAGAATTTGCAGGTAACTTAGGAGGATTAGATAGAAAAACAACTGCTGGGGATATTACAGCGGTTAATACAGCAGCTATAGCCGCAGAGACCGCAGCAAGAATAGCTGCAGTTAATACTTTGACTACTAATTCAATGCCTGTAACTGGAGGAACTTTTACTGGTACTATAAATGTGCCTGTAGCAGTTGGAGCCACAGAAGCTGTTCAAAAAACATATGTAGATACACTATTTGCAGGAGCTGCATCTGCAATAGGGGCTAGTTTAGATGCTACTGCTACTGCAACAACATTGCCAGCTACTGCTATAAGTGCAGGACTAGGAGTTGCAACCAATACTTATGTTGCTGATAAAATTAAAGAAGATATTACCAAGAAAAATCGTGTTAATGTAGCTTCTCTTGCCTTAACCAATCTAACTAGTAAAGGAATCATAGAAGTAGAGCGTACTGCTACAGGAACATGTCTTCTTACCTTGCCGGATAGTGGCACATTAGCTAATCCTGATGATTATGATCTTACTATTGTAGATTATGGCAATAATGCAGAGACAAATAATATCACAATAGCTGCCTTTGCAGGTCAGACTGTAGAAGGAGCTGCAAGTATTACCATAGATACAGATGGAGCAAGTGTAATGTTATCAAATAACGGGGGGACTCCTGCTAATTGGTATAGAAGAGATTTAGATCCTGCATCTACCACAACTTCCCATGGGACTGTAGTAACAGCAACTACTGTAGAAGCTGCAGCACTTACAGAAGCCACAAAAGCTACTACATCTGCGGGATTAGGAGCAGCTTTTGATGCTTCAATTTATAATACAACGCAAGTAGCAATTACCCCTTATACTATACTACAAAGTGACAAATTAGTGTATAATACCCATGCTGCGGGACCAAAAATAATGTATCTTCCAGATACCGCATCATTAACTGTTCCCGCTAATAGAGTTGTAATTAAAATTGTGGATGCTGCCACTCCAGGAGCTGGTACAAATTCTATCTCTGTAAGAAGATCAGGAACAGATACTATATCTGGAGCAGCAGATGACTTTATAATTGATGGGGATAAAATGGGGGCCACTTTCTTTCTTGACGCTAGTGGGACTAACTGGTTGCCAATTGATGACACTCAAGGAGCCTCTGCTTTAACTCCTGCTACTGCCTGGACAGTAAATGGTACAGGATATGAAGTTTATTATACAGGAGCTGCAGGATTAGGAAGAATAATAGTAGGAGATATCACTTCTTCTATAGGAATGATTACTCTAGATAAAAATGCAGGAACTCAGGATTGTGATATAAGCTTTTCTCAGGGAGGAAGTGCATACTGGATGATGGGATTAGATGATACAGATAAAGACTTTAAAATATCTCAATCTGCTGTTTTAGGAACAAATGATGTTCTTAAAATAGCTGATACTAATGAACATTGGGCACTAGGACCTATTGCTATTAGTGCAACAGTAGGATATAACATACAAAATCCTGCCTCTGCTCCTACTGAAATTCTCAGACTAAGTAATGATGCTGGGACTTCACAAGCAATTTGGAATAACGCAGGAGGTATGTATTTAAGACAACAGTTAAGTATAGGAACTAATGCTCCTGTACTTAATTCTTATGGATTAAATATAAATGGAAATTTTTTAACAGGAGGTATAGAAGTAGATACCAGCACTACGGGGAGTCATTCAACAGGAGCAAGAATTTGTTTATCAACTGCAAATCCAGGATTTACCCATACTGGAATAACAATAGACTGCCAAAATGCAACTAACAATTATGCTCTACTTGTAGAACCAGGCGGGGGTAATGTAGGGTTTGGTACTGTAACTCCTAATACTAGTGCTATTCTAGAACTTGATAGTACAACAGGAGCATTACTTTTACCTAGGATGACAACTGCCCAGGAAGGAGCTTTAACTGCAGCAAATGGAATGATAATTTATAATAGTGATACGAATAAAGTAAGAGCTTATGAAGCAGGAGCATGGGCTAATGTAATTTAATAGAAACAAAAACAATTAAAACTCTAGAAAGATGCCAATAATTGGAACAACTAACTCTATATTAAGAGAATCACAACAGGATTTAGATAATATTGTATCAAATCCTTCAACTATTATTACAGGGAAGACAACTACCACAGCAGGAGCTGAAGAAAAGGTAACTATAGGATCCGGAGCTCTAACTATAGGAGTAACTGTAAAAGCTATGTCCACTAATACTGGTCTTGTATATTTAGGAATTAGTACTGTTAGTTCAACTACTGGATTTGAATTATCAGCAGGAGAGCAGATATTTATTCCTGTAAGTAATTTAAATGGAGTATATTTAGATGTAGCAGTAACAGCAGAAGGTATTACTTATATAGGAAATTAAATATGAGTAAATTAAGGATAAATAAGGCATTGGAGTTCTTCGTGAAGTCTAATATAGGTAAAGTAGCATCCTCTGCTCCTGGTTTCCTTAATACCTACTCCCTTGATTTTGATGGAGTGGGTGATTATGTATCTATTCACGAAAAAGTAAATTTAGGAGTGAATAGTACTATCTCTTATTGGTTTAAAGGGGGAACAAACGCTAACGATACATTACTTGGAGAGGATGACAATCAATATGATTATGTCATACAATTGGCAACTGGAACAAATCAAGTAGCTTTTAGGGTAGGAACAAAGTATTCTACTTGGGTAGGAGTAACAGAATTAAGTGATAACAATTGGCATCACTATGCATTTGTAAGAAGTAGCACAAGTGCTGATTTATATGTAGATGGAAGTTTAAAAACAAAAACAGTAGTAGGAGCATATGATGGTACTGCTACAACATTTCATGTAATAGGAGCGCAAGGAAA